TCAAACCGGCTCGTTCGATACATCGGCATTGACCGCCAATCGCAGCATCAAGATTGCCAATGCCGCTTCGACCACGGTTCAGGATTGCCCGGCGACAGCCAATCAGTTTTTGACTTCCGTTCTGCAATCGACAGGAGCCTGCACCAAGGCACAACCGACGCTTGCTAATATCGCGGCGGGCGCATCGCCTGCGGGTCTGTTCAATTTCGCGGCCTCGACCATCCGCATCCCGGAAGCGGCAGGTTTCGTAGCCTCGGCAGTCAGCACGCTGGGACTCGATACGACAGCTAATGCCGTGCACTCGTGGATCAATGCGGCGGACGCTATCCTCGCGGGATGGGCTTCGGCGCCAGCCGGCAGCAAGTGCGCGCAGTCCAGCGGCACCAAAGGTCTTCTTTCGGAAGCGGCTGGAGCCTGCGGCACCTGGACCGATTCATCGACCAGCACCGGCACAAACAAAACACTCAGTCAGGAAGGAACCGGCAACGTCATCACCGTGGTCGCAACGCCCTGGATGCGCGCGGCGGGCTGCAACAACTCAACGGCGGCGCCGGCCTTTGATTTGCCGACCACGCAAGCGCCGACGCCGTCCTGCCTGACCGGAACGAACGTCCAGAAAGCCACGCTCGATTACGACGATTCGGTGAATGAATTCTCGCAGTTCGACATGGCCCTTCCGCATACCTGGACCGGCGCCATCGATATCAACCTGAAATGGCTCGTCAGCGCAAGCGGCGGAGCAAACGCCGTCAAATGGACGGTACAGACGGCTTGCTCTGCCGATGCCGCAACCTACGACACCGCTTTCAATGCCGCGCAGACCATCACCACCAACGTCGCGGCCAACAATATCCAAACCGTTTCCTCACAGGCGACCGTGACGGTCACGGGATGCGCGGTCGATAACGTGATGAATTTCAAGATTGGCCGCGACACTTCCGACACCTTTACCGGCACGGCTCGCTTGATTGGTGCGCAAGTCGTTTTGCGGCATACCGGAAAATGAGAACCGCAATCTTGTTTCTGTTGCTTTTGGCTTCGCCCTGCGCCGCATCCACGCACTACATTTCGACGGCGGGCGCGGATACCAACAACGGAACGAGTACCGGAACCGCCTGGGCGCATGTTCCGGGGATGCGAACGGCCACGAGCAACGCCGCCGCTTATTCCGCCGTGGTGGGAGATATTTTCATCCTGCGTGGCTGCGATGTCTGGTTCAACGCCAGCTTTCCTTTGGTCCTGAGCCATGGTGGAGCAATCGGGAATCCCGTCATCGTCACGGTCGATCAGACTTGGTTCAACACCACCAATTGCCCGTCGCAGTGGAACCGCCCCATTTTCGACGGACACACTTCCGCTGGATCATCGACGCCAACGGAAATCAATGGCACGGGCGGGCAGACTTCTGGCTGCATCTCGGGCAATGGAAATCATTTCGTGGTGTTTACGGCGTCGAACATCACGCTCGATTGGATCGAAGAACGAAATCTCTATTACAACAACGATGCCGAAGGCACTTGCTACAACCAAAACGGATGGTTTCTGGTTTCCTCCGCGGACCGCATCACCGTCAGCCACGGCTACCAACATGAATGGAAAATGGGCCTGAACGATGCCGACGAACTCGTGCAGATTGAAGGAACGCCGCAATGCCCGCATTGCCTTCTGACACTGAACGTGACAAACAATTGCCTGTCCACTCCGGGAAACGGAACGAATCAACCCGGCGGCGCGATGAGTTTTATCAATGTCACGTACAGCATTCTCAGTTGCATGTCCAACGCCTATAAACCCGTGCAGGCCGGCGAATTTGGCTGGAACGAAATCACCAAGAACGGAGAATCGCCAGATGGCACGATCCATGCCAATTGCATAGAAACGCTGGCGGCGGAAGGCGACAATAATGGGACCTACTACATTCACGATAACCGGATTCACGACAACTTCGATTGTGAAGGCTTGCAAATTGGCAACCCGGGTGAGATCGATTACGTCTGGAACAACCTCTGGTACAACGATATCCAGGTTGGTGCGAACGGACCGCAAGTACCTCAATCCGAAACTCCAATCAGCATGTTCTTCTTCAACAACACGGTAGTCGATTGGGATTCCTGTATCCATGACGCGAGCCATGGCTATTCCTGGTCGAATACGTTCCGATCCCAGAACAATCTGTGCATTGATGCGACGGGCAGCGCAAGTTCAGGAAGCCCTTCGGCCACCTCGGTCACCATTTCCAACAATATCGGGATGACCGATGCAGCCGCAACTTCCGCCGGGTATAAAAACACGCAATCGCCGTTTGTCTATGCGCCGACCAGCAGCGGATCGGCAACCGTGGGAACGGGCGTGAATCTGACTTCCGTCTGGCCCGCTGGATTTCCGACGGTCGATAGTTCGATTGTCTGCACGCAGCAAACCATCAACACCGTCATACAAAGCGTTTGCACCGGAACAGCCAAGGCACGACCCGTGAGCGCCGCATGGGACGTGGGCGCGTATCAATTTAGCGGCTCGCCTCCTCCGCCGGGACTTCTTCCCGTTGGTCGCAGGGCAACCGGAATTTACTGATGGCCCGCAGAGTCAAAACCGACGCGATGGTCCAGCCGCAAGGCCCGGTACCCATCGACATTCCGCACCTGTGGAATCCGCGCAGCTACCAACTCGAAGTCATGCGCGCCATGCCCGCTAACGCCGGCACGACGCCGCATCTCACGCGCAAATTGCTGATGCTCAAATGGCATCGCCGCGCAGGAAAGGATTTAACCGGCCTCGCCATGACGCTGCGAGAAATGGCTACCCGGCCAGGACTGTACTGGCATCTCTTGCCCACGTTCCGGCAGGCCAAGTCGATTCTCTGGGATGGCAGCGACCGCAAGGGCATAGCCTTCATGGACCGCTTTCCGAAGGAACTGATTAAGACCAAGAACGAAACGGAATTGCTCGTCGAACTGAATCCGTTTCCCGGCCAACCCTCGGGATCGAGATGGCAGGCCCGCGGCACCGATGATATCAATAGCTTGCGCGGCGCGAATCCCATAGGCGTCGTACTATCCGAGTTTTCGGAGATGCAGGAAAACATCTGGCCGGAAATCATTCAACCGATTCTTGTGGAAAACGGCGGATGGGCGCTCTTTATTTTTACGCCGAAGGGCAAGAATCATTCCTACAAACTTTTTCAGGTAGCGAAACAGCACCCGGAGACCTGGTTCTCTCAAGCCCTGACCGTAGACGATACGAGGAGAGATGCCAAAGGTGAGGAAGGAAATCCCTGTGTTCCACCAGAAGAAATCGAGCAAATGCGTCAGCAGGGAGTCGCGGAAGAAATCATCCAGCAGGAATACTACGTCTCGGATGACGGCTTCCTTAGAGGGACTATCTTCGGTGATCTTATTACGAGTGCTCGCAAAGATGGCCGAATTACCCGCGTCCCCTACAACACAAGCTACCCGGTGGGTACTTGCTGGGATATTGGAAGGACGGACTCGACGGCCATCTGGTTCTACCAAAGAATCGGCCAGCAGATCTGCTTCATCGACTACCTCGAAGACTCGCGCAAGGGCGCGGACGAATATGCCAAGAAACTGCGAGAAAAGCCCTACATCATTACCAAGCTGATTCTGCCGCATGACGCGCGCGTGAAAGGTTTCACCGCCTCGCACTCGACCGAAGAATATTTCCAGCGCGTCTTTCGCGGCGTAACCGTCGCGGAACGCACTTCCGTTCAATCGGGCGTGGACATGACGCGCAGAATGTTTTCACGCTTCGTGTTCGATGAATCCAAGTGCGGGCGCGGCATCGAATGCCTGGAGAATTACCGGCGCAAATGGGACGAGGAAAAACATGATTATTCTGGCGAGCCGATCCATTCTGAGTTTTCTCACGGGGCTGACGCTATGCGAACTGGTGTGGTGGGAGGCTTGGACACGCCGCTCGATTGGCAGAATGACTTGCTTAAGCGCAATCCGCAGCAAGCCGAAACCGAATTTTCCGTCTTTGGGGTGAACTAATGGCTTTTCTCGCTCCACTTGTCCCGATCCTCGCAGGCATCGGCGGCGGCAGCGCCGTAGCGGGCGGCATCCTCGCGGGCACGACCGCACTCACCGCGGGCCTCGGCATCAAAGCAGCCACGTCGAAACCGAATATTCCGAACGTGCCTGGCGCGAACGCCACGCCCGCCGATTTACAGACCGAAGCCGACAAAGCGGCCGAAGACCTCCGCGCGCGTGCGCGTAAGGCAGGTTCGGGCGCCCGGCAATCCACGATTTTAACGAGTCCTTTGGGCGTAGTGAACTCCGCGCCGCCGGCACAGAAAACTCTACTCGGTAGCTAATGCCTCTTGACCCCATACAGCTCCTTAAGCGTTACGAGAGAATGGTGCAGGAACATCGCAATTGGGAAGGACTGTGGCAGGACATTGCCGACTACATCCATCCACGGCGCTCGCAGTTCACGACCACGCGCATGCCCGGCGGCAAGCAAACTGAGCGATTATTCGACTCAACGGCCCTTGACGCACATGACCGTCTCGCCTCGACGCTGAACGGCACGCTGACCAGCCGCGCAACGAAGTGGTTCACGCTGAAAATGCGTGATGAGCAATACGACGATGTATCCGAAGTCAAGGAATGGCTCGAAGACTGCGCCGGTCGCATGTATCGCGCCGTCAATCAATCGAATTTCGCTCAGGAATCCAGCGAAATGTATTCCGACGAAACGGCGTTCGGAACTTCCGCGCTTTTCTGTGAGGAGCGCAATCCAACCAAGAAGGATTTCGGCGGATTCGTCTTCCGTGCGCTTGCGCTTTCCGATATTTGCATCGACGAAGACTCCGAAGGCCGCGTCAACACCGTTTTCCGCAAATTCCCCATGACCGGCAATGCCGCAATCGACAAATGGGGCATCGACAACGTGGGCAAGAAGATTCAGAAAGCGTTCGATGACGGAAAAGGCGACAACAACTTCAATTTCCTGCATGTGGTGCTCCCGCGCACCGTCGGAGCCTCGAAAGATCCCGTCATCGGCACGCCGGCTACGAAATTGCCTTGGGCTTCGGGCTATGTGGGCATGGAAGACAAGAATTTAATCAGCGAAGGCGGTTTCCACGAATTTCCCATGATGGTTCCCCGCTGGGCGAAGACTCCCGGCGAGAAATATGGCCGTGGGCCGGGACATCTCGCTCTGCCTGACGTGAAAACGCTGAACAAGGCGAAGGAACTCGGCCTAAAGACCTGGGCGAAGGTATTGGACATGCCGACCATGACCGAAGATGACGGCGTAGTCGGAAATATCCGCAATCACCCAGGCGGAAACACGATTGTCAGGAACACCGACCGCAGTTTGAAGCCGCTCTATCCTCCCGGCACGTTCCGTGACGCCATCGGCGGCGACCAACTGAAAACAGCAGACCTTCAGGCGTCAATCAGGCGCTATTTCTATGCCGATCAGATGGAATTGCCCGTAGGCCCGGCCATGACCGCTTTTGAAGTCGCCAAACGCTTTGAACTCCTGCAACGCCTGCTCGGGCCGACCATGGGACGGCAGGAAACCGAATTTTTGAATCCGCTCATTGATCGCA